TAGATCCATAGCTACTTCAGATCCGTCAGCTTGCGTAGATTTAAAAATATATTGTTCACTCCAATCCATACCTCTTTGAAGTGTAAAATTTCTTAAGGCTGGACTAATTGCCATAACTATTCGTCTGTTTCTGGAGCTTCATTAGGAACATCCTGTACAGGAGGTTCAATTTTATTATAAGCGGTAATTTCGCCATTTATAGCATCAACTTGACTTTTAATAGTTGCTTTTTCTGCTTTAATTTGGTTTTCTGCGTTTTCAAGCTCTTGATATCTTTTTACAAGTTCTTGACCTTTTGTTTGAGCTTCTGTTCTAAGTTCTGAAATAGATGACATGAATAAAAATAAATATATATAACTTTATTATATAACCTATTAACTACATTACCACTTCTGTCATGTTTATCTTATATTTTTTATTATTTCTATTATTAATTAGAAAAATTGTTTCCTCTCCTTCTTGTAGAGTCCAATCTCCCCATGTACCATCAACATCATTAGCACCCCCTTTATTTGATAATTGAAGATCATTAATATATAAATTTTGCCACCTATGGTTTGTGTTTCCTAAATCTATACTTGTATTATCAGGTAAAAGATCATCATCAAAATAAAAACCTTTTTTATCAGAACCATCAACAGTTTTTGTTTTAAATTCAATTTCCGCAGTGTCTGCTCCATTACCGTCAGAAGTACCATTTTCTAAATGAAAATGTATTCCTTTACCAATGTTTATATTTCCAGAACTTGATACATAAGGCACAATATTAAAATTATCACCGTCACTCCATACATCTCTATTTAATAATTTTGATGAATTTGTAGCGTTAGTCGCATTAGTCGCATTAGTCGCATTAGTGACAGTTACACCAGCAATTACAGTATTTAAAGCAACACCCCCAACTGTTATCGCATCAGCTTCCAGCGTTCCATCAAAATCACCATTAACAGCATCTATGTTTCCTATGAAAGTTGTAGCTGTTACATCACCTGTACTTTCTAAATCCCCATTTACTTTAGCTGCTATTTTTACATCAAATAAACTACTTGTAACTTTTAAATAATCTGTATTGCCATCACGACTTCTCATTTCTTGCACATCTGCATCTATAAATAAATCGTTTGAGTCAGTAATAAACCTTGCATATCCATCATTATTTTCTAACCTTATAGTTGCAGCAGCATCACTGCTATGTTTAATATGTAACCTGTCGTTTGGACTTGTATCACTTCCAACACAAACAGCACCACCACTATCAATAACCATTCTGGTTGAGTTATTTGTTTTAAACAGCATATCTGCTGCTTCATTTGCTTCTAAAATAAATTGTCCAGTTCCTCTATGTATTATTTCAGTTTTAGAATTTGCTCCGTCATTATTTCTAAGTATTCTTAAACCAGCGTTTGATCCTGTATAAGTAGCATCTCCAACTATTCTTATCTCAGCACTTCTATTACCACTACCACCTTCGCCTATTTCAAAAGTAGTACCAGATGATCCATTTTCAACCCTTAAATTACCAACCACATGAAGTTTTTGTTGCGGATCAACTGTGCCTATTCCACACTCACCGTTTGACTCAATAGTAAATCTATCACTACTGTTTGTAGTAAATCTAATCTCATTAGCTGCTGGCAAGTAAAAACCATTTGCTGGTGCTGTAGTTCCTGTTGCATTAAACCTTGCACCTTGAACTTGACCTGTTGCCGATAAATCTCCATTTATTGTTGCACCTGTAGCAGTTAAATCTCCTGTTTCAAGATTTACAAACTTGTGAGTTCCGCTTGCTCCTTCTAACCTTTCCCAACCATTATTTGCAGAATTTCTACGTTCAAAATAACTATTAGATTCGTTCCATCTAACTGCCCTTACTGGATAAGTACCTGTAAATGTTGACCCACTAGAAAATAACGATGCTATATCATTATCTCTACCCTTTAATTCGGTAATAAAGTTTGTATATGTGCTTGTTAAAGCTGGTTTTGTAAAGTCGGCCATTTAAACTCCTCTTACAGTAAAGTCTACAACTGTATTGGTTGTAGGGAAACCTCCAGTAGTTGTAAATACAAATATTCTAAAGCCTGTTGCTAAATCAGGATTTGGCTCGTCTTTAAAATCATAAATTGCATACCTAGCACCGCTACCAGTTCCTTGTATCGATAACTGAATCGAATCTACGTCAATAAAAGTTTCATTCATACTGACATTAACACCATTTGAACCACCATTAGCACTTCCTACGATAGTAATCCTACCTTGATCTGTCTTACGTTTTAAGAATGTTTTCACACGAAGACTGTTCATTTTTATAAGATCATTATTATCTGCGCCAGTAAAATCATATTTTATCTTTATAAATCTAAAATCTTGTCCAAGAACATTTATTCTTTGACCAGTATCAGTCCCTCTTGATACATAAGTTCCAGCAGCCCCAGATCCATTATCAGGAGCAATAAATAATTCTGACGCTATACTATATCCTTGACCAACAGTCTCATCATCAATCAATCCAAGAGTTCCTTCAATTCTTGTTGACTCAATAGTTGCACCTGTATCTATTATTTCCTCATAGCTACCTGTATTTTCAGTAGGCAAAGCATAAATAGTGGAAGCACCATAAACACCAAAAGTTCTAGACGTATCGTTGTTATTTGGGTCAAAATGTTGTTTCCAAGTTCTTGAAGTATTTATACAAAAGAATAACTTCCCATCATCTGAAAAACTATTAGAAGTGGTAACATCATTACCACTTAAAGTACTTTGAAAATCTTGTGTTAACACAAAATCAGGAGGTTCGCTAACTTCTGCATTCGTTACTGCTTGCGCTCCTTCGTTTCCAGCAGTATTAACTGGTTTTATGATGTAATTAAATAATCCTCCTACTTGTTCAAAAACTGTTGTGAAAGTTCCTAATTTTTGTCCAACAAGATTACTAGCTGATGTTGTATTTTTATATACGTTGTAGTGTTTGATTGGTAATTGATTAGTACCTATAACACTTTCTTGCCACCTAAGTAAAACATTGTTATCAATAACTTCATTTGTAAAGTTTGTTACTGCTGTAGGATTGGCAACAGTAAAATCAACGCTTTGTAATACACCATTATTACCATTAATATCGACAGCACGAACAAAATATTTTTGTGTTGCATCTGTCCAAGTAACTTCTTCTGTAACTGATGTACCGTTTTGCTGAAAATCAGCAGTGCCAACAGATGTCGCATTAGCATTTTCTCTATATATTTTATAAAAAGCTATTGGCAATCCGTTTACTTTTGCATTAAGAGTTGGTAATGGTACTTCATCCCAACTAATAAAAGCACTAGCTCCTTTAATAACGGCAGTTAAATTATTAGGTGCTGGTGATGGACTAACAGATACATCAGGATAATTTGTAGTACCAGTTTGCCCCACATCCCCAAAATTATTATTTATATCTCTAGCAGCTACAAAAAATCTTCTACTAAGTCCTGTGTTTAAAATAAGATGGTCTATTTCAAACAAGTAACTTTCAGCGTTTGTTACGTCAACATCTGTTGCATCACCAAACTCTGTATTATCTATAGGACTAGATTTAATAACATAGTCTTGGATTTGTGTTGACCCTGCTGCTGGTTTTGTCCAAAATATTCTTATTTTTGAACCTTCATACCTGTATGCAATATTTGGTGCAGCGGTTTTTGAGTACGGTACATTTAATGTAGCAAAATCACTTTTGTTTCCAATAATATCTACTGCTTTTATTTTAAATTCTTGTGGGTCTTCCCAAGTCACATTAATAATAAATGACAAAGAATTTACAGTACCTATTAATGTTGATCCTTGATAAACTTCGTATTCTTTAATTGCAAATCTATTCCCATTTAATTCTGATGCTGTCCAAGACAATATATAATTATTATCTTTATACTCACCTGTTATAGTCGCTGGTGCATTTGGGGTGTCAAAAGTGATAGTAGTGGTTCTTGCATTTGCACTTACATTTCCGTCATCATCGATAGCTTTTATAGAAAATGTTTGAGATGTAGTACCAAGACTAGGTAAGGTAGCGACATTTAATGATGTTGCATTAAATTCACCTAATAATGTTCCACTTCCATAATCACCTTGATAAATAATGTAACCACGAACATCAAGATCAGAAAAATTTGGATAAGTTGCAACTATTGGAGTCCAAGATAAAACTACACCTAAATTAGGATCTAATGTTGCTGCAAAATCAGAATTTACTTGTGATGGAAGTGTATTTTTACCAAAAACTTCTTTGTTATCTAATGTTAAAGCTGCGTTTGATTTTTTGCCCGAACCACTAATACTTCTTACTCTTAAATCATATAAACAACTGCCAGCAGATTTGCTTACGTTAATATCGTCAATTGAATATGATGGATCTTGTAATTCAACGACTGTAAACCCACCATTATCTTTTCTATATTTAAGCTCATAACGATTAACACCTAATACTGGTTTCCAAGCTATTAAAAGTCTAACTTTTACTTGATTTTTATCTTTATATAATTGCTCTATTGGATATTGAGTGCCAGCAGAATCAGTTGCCCAATCACTTGGTTTTGAAGGGATATTATCTAAGTTTGTAAAATCTCTGTGATCTAAAACTTCATTCTCTTCTACTGCTGCGTATTTTGACTCGTTATGTAATACGGCTGTAATTGTATATTCAAAATCATCTTGCTCTTCTACTCCTATAACTTTATAAAGTTGTGATTGTATTGCTGCACTTGTTCCAGTAGTTTCTATAACCCAAAAAGACCCAACATTTGGATTAGTATTCTGAAATGTATCAGTATAATCAGGATTTTCTTGTCTTGTGTTTGCTAAAAATGGTTCATTACCATTTGAATCTGCTACTTTTTTCTTAAATCTTCCTGATACCGTAATTTTTTTCGTTGTAGGATTTATTGTGAAAATTGGTCGTTGATGTATCTGACCATCAGGTTGAATAACAGTAAGAGTTCCAGAAAGATCACCAGATAAAGTTGGGACATCAGCAGCACTATCAATACCAATTACACTATTACCATTAACGGTTTCAACAGATGTTATTTGACCACCTCTCCTTACTCCAGATTTAACAGGATCTGCTATTTCAATAATTTGACCTGGAGTTATAAAAGCCCCAGCAGTAATAGTAGTGGTAAAACTAACAATATCAGTTTCAGTCGCAAGAGTAGTTAAAAACCACTTGCCAAGTCTTCTAGCTTGGCCTCTTGATGTAACTCCAAAACTATTAATATTTTTAATAACTGCACCATATTTAACTAAATTTTCATCATCAATTATTTGCTCATAAGCTGCATCTCTTAACTCAAGATCAAAATATTTAACTACTACAACTGTAGTGCGAGTTTTTGATGAGCTTCCAGTATAACTAAAGCCTTCTGGGGTAACATTTGCCTCAGTAAATTGATGTGTGGGATTCATCCCAGCTTTGTCTTGTATAAGGCCAAAACTACCTGATACATATAAAGGCATTGCTCTAAAAACAGAACAGATGCTATTTATAACTTTGAAAGCATCAGCCCTACTTTGAATATTGACATTAAGACTAAATCTTGGTTCTGAAATTGTTTCTACAACTCCTGTGCCTAATCTATCTTCAAAATTAACTATCTCAGCACAATATACAGAAGCTGCATAAAAGCTATAAATATCTAATTGATTAGCTTTTATAAAATCTCCGCACCCATATCTTTCACTTGTTAAAAGATCAAATAAGCACCAGGCAGGATCTGTAGTCCATTGTGCTGATCCTAAACTGCCATTAAATACATAATTGTTTGGATAATTTATACTTCCGTCTGCCCTTACGCTTACTCCGTTTGGAATTTTTACTTTTATTCCTTTTATTAAATATGACCGTTTTGGAACTGCATTAAATTGTTCAGCATTAATTCTTAAACCAACTAAGGCAGAGTTAGGATAGTTAAATCGCCTACCAAAAGTAACTGTGCCTGATGAATCTTTTGTTTGATTGTGTTCTGTAGTGAATTTTTTTTTGTTAATGATTGAGTCAATAACCATTCTTCTATTTTTTGTTGACCCACTAAATTCGCAACCAATACTATCGCCCACCTCAAGATTATGATTTTTTGAAGTAGTAATTGTTATAACTTTTCCTGATCCACCACTTCCATCATCGTGAGTGTAACTTCCTGATAAATTTTTTCCTTGTTCTTTAATTAAACTATGTGATGTAACATACAATTTACTTACATGACTTATATATTTATCATTATCTGAGTCATTCATAAACTCAACATCATTTTCTGATGTTCTTAAAATTTTAAATTTTACAGGAAAATCATCTTCAGAAATATTGCTTATATCAAATTCAAATTGACGTTGATAAAGATCAGCAGTTCTACCTTTTATTGTTTGTGTAACTTTACCACCTACAGATTTATTTGCGAAAGCACCATTAGCCAGCGACCTTTGAAATTTAAATTTAACTTGAGTTCCTAAAGTATCTCCATTACTTTTAATTTTTTGTAAACTCGGAATACTTATTAAAAACCTTACTGAATCAACGCTTGGATCATCAATAGTAAATATTTGACCAGTTACCTTATCAATCTCGACTCCACTTTGTGGATTAGGAATAATATTTACTGCTTGAGTAAAACCAGACAGAACACCTTGAGTAGATGTTCCTGATTTTGTTTTTACAATTGTATCGTCAAAATTATAACTTCCATCATTGTTCTGCAATGGCACATTATCTAAGAAAATTGATTTATTACCATTTTCCAACCCTTCAATTTGACCTTCACTGATAAGATCAACAATACGAGCGAAAGATTGACTATTTAAAGAATCTTTATCTGTTTGAGGTGTACGAGAGCCACCGCCACCGCCTTTACCGCCACCGCCACCAGAACCAGCAATAAATTGATCTGTCATTCTTCTATATCAGAGGTATCGATTTTTGTTGAAATTGGAATTGATCCAACCAACATTTTGCCATATACAATTGGAACAGCAGTTCCACTCCTGGCCGTTTGTTGCACACCACTAAAACTAAATGATTTTATAGGGTCTGCCTCATCATCTGGTAATTCTGGAGTTGGTGTAAGTAAACCAGCAACACCGCTTAAAACTAATAACATTCCAAGTTTTCCAGCTAAAGCAGAAATACTAAAACTTGTAGAACCAAAAGTCATTCCAGCACCACTCATTAAGCCCTTACCTAAAATTCCAGCACCACCTGTCATAAAAGCAAAACCAATCAAAGCAACACCAGCTATTATTTTTCCAATATTACCAGCACCAGCAACCACAGGAATTATTTTTATATCTAATCCACCACTTGGAAAGTCAAGTAAATCTTCATCAATAATATGCTCACCAATATAAACTTGATAATTTTGTGATGCTATATGTTTATCTACTCCAACATAATTAGCCCTTAAATATCTTATTGCATCAATTGGTTGGTAAATAACAGCTTCATGTTCATTTTTACCATCACAAAAATCTGCAAGTTCTCCATACAATTTTAATTTACTTAACATACCTCAACCTCTTCCCAGTACATTTTACAAGCCATTCCCCATAAAAATCTTTTGAACTTAGTCTACCTTCTATATGATGTAATATCATCTGCTGTGGCAATAAAAATACACCAACATGATTTAGACCACGGCTATTTATTGCAAACAAAAGGCTGTCTCCATGTTCTAATTCTTCGTCAGGTTCTAACTCTCTAAACCCTGTATCTTTAAAACATTTATCAAAATAAGGATTAATTCTAAAACTTTCGGGATCTATAGGTCTTTCCCAATCTCTTAATTTAATCCCAACAGATTCATAATAATCTTTTACAAGTGTCCAACAGTCATGAACTCCAAATGCATAATGTCTTCCAATCAAAGGAGCTTTATAACCTGTAGGTTCAAACTCATGCCATTGACCTAATGCAACTGCATATATATACCATATTTTTTTTGAGTTTTCGCAAGCAGTCTTATCAGCAGAGCTAGGAAATGGAGTTTGGTATGGATGTGAATGAAAAATACCAACAATCGTTCCAGAATCCTCTGCTTCTGCATAATCTATAGGATCAATAATAAAATGATCATATGTATTAACTGCTATGTTTTTACATCGTATATATCTTTTTCTACCTTTAATAACAACTACCAGACCACAAACTTCAGATGGAAACATATCCTCTGCGTGTTTTTGCGCTTCAATTCTCCAATTACTCATGAAAAGCCCCAATACCAGGAAATTGTCTAGGCAGTACTTGTCTTTTTGGAATTTTAAATCCAGGTAAATCACTGAATTGAGATAATTCAAACTCAACAATTGATCTATTTTCAGTTGATTTTCTTTCAACGAAATATATTTCATTTCTACTTGTCGCACTTGTGTTTGCTGTAGACTCACCATCTAAAAACATTGCTGCTGTTCTTATTCTGGTGACCTTTGCATTTAATAAATCATTACCAGGAGTAATCTTATTTACTTCTATAAGTATTGTTGATACTGTTGATAATAAATTACTTATACGCAAGATAGGTCTAGATTGTGATTCATTCTCGCCACCTTTGTAATCAAAACCTTCTGCTTCAATAGGCATTGGAGTATAGGTCTTGTTGTTATATACAACAGACCCTGCACCAGCAGCAGTCATTCCAGAATGCCAACGATATGTAGTAGTTATATTATCAGGATTACCAGTAGCATAATGCGTTCCTTCAACTAATTCTAATTCAAACAATTCAATGATTGAACTAGGATTTGTTTTTTGATATTCACTAATATAAGAATCTGTCATGGCTCAAATACTTCTTGAAATACAAGTTCTATATCATTTAAATTATGTGCAACTATTGTGACTTGTGGGTTTTGACAAATCCACTTACCAGTAGACCCGAAAGGTGGCGACCAAGTAAAAGATTTTGCACCATTATTACCTCCAGTAGACGAAGCCAAAAAATTTAAAATATTTGTTGTAACTGTAGTTGATCGATTTTTAAAACTCAAAGTAAATGTTCTTCTAGATGGATTAACTCCTTTTGATAATCTTTGTTGGTAACCATCACCTAAAGAAACCGTAATTACATTATTTTCAATAGATAAAGTAGGTGCATAACTAGGTGCTACATCAGAACCAACAGTTTGTGCGTCAAAAGTTGCCATTATGTATAAAGAATTCCTCCAGGTCGTTTTTGTTTTACAAGTTCAGCTTGTATAGCAGTTCCAATCATTTTGCCAAGCTGATTTGCTTTCATTGTATTACCATCAGCAGATGTGCCATTAGCATTTACAGTTACGTTAACAACATTACCACCTCCTCCAGAAGACTCAACTCCTAACTTACCTTGCTTGGTACGTTTGA